GGGGCACCGCATCGTGGCGCTCACCAGTCGCCCGAGCAACTTGCGGGGCCGTCAGGGCGTGGTGGTGATTGACGAGGCGGCGTTCCACCAGGATCTGGCCGAGCTGTTAAAAGCAGCGCTTGCCCTGTTGATCTGGGGTGGTGAGGTCCATGTGATCAGCACCCACGATGGCACAGAGAACGCTTTCAACGAGCTGATTGAAGAGATCCGTGCCGGTAAGCGTAAAGGCCATCTGTTCCGCTGCACCTTCAGTGAGGCGGTGGCAGAGGGCTTGTATCACCGGGTGTGCATGCGCCGTGGCATCCCTCATATAAAGGAGGAAGAGGACGCCTGGGTCGCGGATGTGTACAGCTTCTATGGCGACGCAGCTACGGAAGAGCTGGACTGCGTGCCCAGTCAGGGCGGCGGTGCCTACCTTTCGCTGGCTCTGGTTGAGAGCCGCACAAGCCGAGACTCCCCGGTGCTGCGCCTCAAGTTTCCGCAGGGGTACGAGACGGCCCCTGAGCATGTGCGTTTGGCTGAGTCGCTGGAGTGGTGTGAGCGCGAGCTGCTGCCGCTGCTGAAGAGCATGCCAACCAGTGTGCAGAGCTTTTACGGGATGGACTTCGCTCGTTCGGGTGACCTGTCCGTCTTCTGGCCAGTGCTCAAAGAACAAGATCTGCGCAAGCGGACGCCGTTCGTGCTGGAAATGCGCAACGTGCCGTTCAAGCAGCAAGAGCAGATCCTCTTCTACATCGTTCGGCGCCTGCCGAACTTCCTCAAGGGAGCGCACGACGCCCGAGGCAACGGCCAGCAGATCGCCGAAGCCGCTGCCGTGGAGTTCGGGTTCAACCGTATTGAGCAAGTCATGCTCACCGAGGGCTGGTATCGGGACAACATGCCGCCCTTCAAGGCCGCCCTGGAAGACGACACCCTCTATGGCATTCCCGCTGACAAGGACGTCACCGGCGATATCCGGGCTTTCCGGGTGGTGAAAGGCGTAGCTCGCATCCCAGAGCAGCGCACCACCGAGAAAGGCGGCGACAAGCGCCACGGCGACGCAGGTGTTGCTCTGGTGCTAGCTGACTTCGCCAGCCGGCAGGAAGTAGAAATTTTCGAATATCACCGCGTTACACCCACAGCCCAGCATGACCGCCAGGTTCAGCGCGGGGCCGGGTGGCGCTCTGGAAAAGGCATCTGGTAATGGCACGCTCCCCTATCGTCGACCAATACGGTCGCGCCATTGAATACGATCAGCTCACCGAGGACGTGGCCGCGCCGCGAGTAACCGGAGTGCGCCATGTTTGGCACCCTTCTGTGGCGGGCGGACTCACGCCGGGCCGTCTCGCGGCCTTGCTCCAGGCCGCTGCCGAGGGCGACGCCCGCGACTACCTGACCCTGGCCGAGGAAATGGAAGAGCGCGACCTGCACTACGCCTCGGTGCTGGGCACGCGCAAGCTTGCCCTCGCGGGGCTCAACATCCGCATCGAGGCAGCCACCGACGACGCCGAGGACGTTCGCCGGGCCGACATCCTGCGCGAGGTAGTGGAATCGGCAGAGTTTGGCGAGATGCAGACAGACCTGACTGACGCCCTGGGCAAGGGCTACGCAGTGTGCGAAATCATCTGGGACCGTAGCGGCAAGACTTGGATGCCCGAGCGCTTTGAATGGCGCGACCCGCGTTTCTTCATATTCGACCGCGAGACGGGGCAAGAGCTGCGTCTGCTCGATGACGCCGATATGGTCAATGGCGTTGCGTTGGCTCCATACAAGTTCATTGTGCATCGGCCCCGCCTGCGCTCCGGCTTACCGATCCGTGGCGGCCTGGCGCGCTTGGCGGCGGTTGGCTACATGTGCAAGGCGTGGACCTGGAAGGACTGGATGGGCTTCGCCGACATCTTCGGCATCCCAATGCGTGTGGGGCGTTATGGTCCGAACGCAAGTAAGGAAGACATCGGCGTGCTGATGTCGGCGGTGGCGAACCTCGGCAGTGACGCGGCCGCCGTTATTCCCGACTCTATGCGCATCGACTTCACCCAGGCGGCTAGCGTCAATGGTGCTGGCGAGTTCTTCAAGGGCCTGGCCGAGTGGTGGGACAAGCAGATGTCCAAGGCCATCGTCGGGCAGACCATGAGCGCCGACGACGGGGCCAGCCTGGCTCAGGCCAAAGTGCACAACGAGGTGAGGCTGGATCTGCTGGAGGCTGATGCCAAAGCCGAGTCGAACACGCTGAACCGCATGTTTGTGCGGCCTTTCTGCGACTTGAATTTCGCACCAGGTCGGCGCTATCCGCGCCTGATTATTGATGTGCCCAAGCCCGAAAACCTTGAGCTACTGATCAAGGCCGTAACAGCGCTTGTGCCGCTGGGGTTGAAGATCGAGCAGTCGGTTATCCGCGACAAGTTCGGGCTGCCTGAGCCTGCGGAAGGCGCAGAGGTGCTGGGCGCTCCAGCTGCGGCAGACGCTCCGGTGGCCACCGCACTCAACCGCGAGCGGCCAGCGGCTTCGGCTGCGGCACCGGACATCGTTGATAACCAGGTTAAGACAATGGCGGCCGCAGCCGCTGCGCCCATGGATGACATGGTGGAAGCCATCAAGGAGCTGGTGGAATCGGTGACCAGTCTTGAGGAATTGCGGGACCGACTCATTGAAACGTACCCGGCCATGAGCGCTGAGCAGTTGGCCAACGTTATGGCGGACGGTTTGACGGCAGCGAGCCTGGCAGGTCGATACGACCTGCTAAGGGGCCTATAGAGTGTATTTGTAGATTTCTCGGTAGGCCTCAGCCGCTTTCATGGCATTTTTCACAGTCTCTTGAGGAGAGAGCCCGTGTAACTCTGCGGTTTGTAGTATGCCTTCCGGTGAGCAAGCCTCGACCTTCACTGTTTCAGGTGTCGGCAAAGCGTAGAAATCAGCATGCGTAGGTTGGTAGTGACAATTAAATCTTGCCACCGCCTCGAGTTGGCCTACCGCAATCTTTCTGGCAGCGTCGGCTAATTCGCCTGCGAAGCGGGCACGAAGCCCGGCTTTTTCAATTGCCTCAGCAAGCGCAAAGAATTTTGCAAGTCTATCGTCCCTAGGCCCTAGATTAGGAAAAGAACCTGGGAAGTCAGTAACAGTTACCAAAGCTGGAGCAAATGAGTGTTCAAGTGCTTGATTGAGCTGTTCCAGGGTTACTGCAGCAGCTTGGTTGGCGGCAGCGATTTTCAGGCTGAGGTTTGAGAAAGTCAGTTCAGTGACCTTGGGAAGGATCGGGATCAACAACCCTGTGATCAAGTAAGCGGCGTTCAGCCAAACGTAATCCGTTCCTGTGACAGCCTTATCACTAAGAAGCCAAAACGCGTGAAGCACGCCCACAAAAGCGACGATGCCCCCCACGCAGCACAGCCCCACGCTTTTGAAATTCATAGCAAGATCCTGTAGGTGGAAATCTAAATGTCAGTATCTTACGGTTCCCTGCCGTTCCAGGAACAGATCGATTACTTCAAGGGCAAGACCAACTTGCCTACCCGTGCCTGGGGCGATGTGTACGCCGCCGAGCACGACTGGGCATTTGTCGTGGCCGGCGCTACCAAGCGCGACTTGCTACAGGACATGCGCGGAGCTGTAGAAAAAGCCATTGCGACGGGTCGCACCCTGGAGCAGTTCCGGAGGGACTTCGACAAGATCGTTGGTCAGCACGGCTGGCAATACAACGGCGGCCAGGCATGGCGGACGCAGACCATCTTTGAGACGAACCTGCGGCAGTCCTACAACGCAGGCCGCGAAGCGCAGATGGCTGATCCTGAGCTGCGGAAGAAACGGCCATATGGGCTCTACCGCCACGGCGACAGCGCCCACCCGCGACCACAGCACCTGGCCTGGAACGGCACGGTGCTGCCGCTCGATGACGCCTGGTGGTCGACGCACAGCCCGCAGAACGGTTGGGGGTGCAAGTGCAAGAAGTTTATGGTCAGTGATCGGGACGTTGAGCGCATGGGCCTCAAGGTCGGCCCGGCCCCGGTGGTCGAGTATGAAACCCGCATCATTGGCGTCAACAGCCCCAACGGGCCGCGCAGCGTGCGGGTTCCCTTGGGCATTGATCCGGGGTTTGAGCATGCACCTGGTCAGTCGCGGCTGTCGTCAGCTGTGCCGCCACTACGAGCCCACGACCCGCTGCCCACACCTGGTACGCGTCCCAGCCCAGTGCCAAGCGCTGGCCTGCCAAACCGTAGCCCTCCAGGACCGCTGCCCGCCCCTCGGCCGGCTGCGGCTAGTCGACTCATGCCGGAAGGCCTGGCTGATGACGAGTATGTCAGTCGGTTCTTGGGCGAGTTTGGTGCCACTCAGGACAGCCCCGCCGTGTTCCGTGATAAGGCTGGTGACAGCGTGGTAATCGGACGGGGTCTGTTCGCCGATGCCAAATCAGGCGCATTAAAGGTGGGCGAGCGCGGCCGGGCACGTGAGCTGTTGCTGCTGGCCGATGCTCTGCAAGAACCGGACGAAATATGGGTCAGGCTCGAATGGCAGCATGAGAAGAGCAAGGCCGTGGTGCGTCGCCGCTATATAAGCCGCTTGGAGCTGGATGGGGAAGCGGTGCCCGCACTGGCCGTATTCGAAGTCGGCGCAGATGGCTGGGATGGCATCACCACGCTTGCCCCGGCCGGTAACGATCCAGACTACCTGGAGCAGCTGCGTCTTGGTGTGCGCCTCTATCGCCGCCTGGACGGCGATCAATAATCCGTAGGGAGGTGGTCATGGCAGGTGCAATGCTCGATGTAACCATTGATGCCTCGGTGGTCGGGCGCGAGCTGGAGCAGTTGCTTGAGCGTCTGGGCTCGCTGAGCACGCCGCTCAACGACATTGCGGAATACCTGCACATGTCGGTTGATGCACGAGCACGCCGCCAGGTCGCGCCGGACGGCTCGCCTTGGGCGCCGTTGTCACCACGCACCCTGGCAAAGAAGAAGAGAGGCAACAAGACCTTGCGGGAGTCCGGTGCGCTGCTCGATACGCTGCGGCACCAGGTGAGCAACGACCAACTCCAGTTCGGTAGCGACCGGCCCTATGGTGCCATTCACCAGTTCGGCGGCAAGATCGAGCACGCCGCTCGATCCCAGCAGGTGTACTTCAAGGAAAAGGGTGGCGTCGTTGGCAATCGCTTCGTGAAGAAGCGGCACTCCAACTTCTCCCAATGGGTGACGCATGGAGCCCGAACGACCCAGATGCCAGCTCGCCCCTACCTCGGGTTGTCCCATGAGGACGAAACAGAGGTTATGGAGATCGTTGGGAGCTACTTGAAGGGCTAAATGGGACTTTTAAAAACGCGCTGATTTGAGCGCGTTGGAGGCCCTAGGCGGTGCATCCGGTTGGAATTCGAACTGGAGCACCGTTAGATTACCGTTAGATTTGCTTCTGACGCCATTCCCGGTCCGCAACCGCCATCGGGAATCTTCGAAAGGCTGGAAAACTTCAAAAAGTGATCCGCTCGCTACCCGAAGAGAGGTAGCATTCCCCTCCCTCCCGCAGCACCTCTCAGCCGACCGAATCCTTGCGTCGAGCTTAAAAACACTCCCTCCCACATGCCCCACACACTGGCGGCATGAAAACACTCATCGCACTCAACGTTGATCTTTCGGACCTGTCGTCCATCGAGGGCCAAGCGCCCGAATGGATCGAACTGATCCCCACTGGTCCCACCATCACCGGTCGTGACGGGCGCACCTGGCTGTTCGACGAGCTGGCCCAGCAACTGGTGCTCGGAGCTTTCACCCAGCGCTCTATCGACATGGTGATGGACTGGGAGCACGCCACCGAGGTGGCCGCGCCTAAAGGTGAGCCGGCCCCCGCTGCCGCCTGGATTGATCGCCTAGAACTGCGCGGCGGTGCGCTGTGGGGCCATGTCGCCTGGACGCCTCGGGCTGGCGAACAGGTCGTGGCCCGCGAGTACCGCTTTGTTTCCCCCGTATTCGACTACGACGACGCCTCCCGGCGAATCCTTCGCATGGTCAGCGTCGGCCTGACGAATAAACCAAACCTGGTGCTGACCGCACTGAACCATGAGCAAACGGAGACTCCCAAATTGGCACTTCCCCTTGCACTCGCGGTATCCCTCGGGCTGGACGCCACCGCCACCGATGAGCAGGCCGTAGCCGCCGTCAACCAGCTGAAGGCTACCGCCACCGCACGCAACAGCGAGCAACCCGACCTGGACAAGTTCGTGCCGCGCGCAGATTACGCCCTGGTCGAGAGCAGAGCGCTCAATGCCGAGCAGGCGCTCCAAACCCATAAAGCTGCGGAGCACAAGGCCGAGGTTGACGCCGTGATCGAGGCCGCGCTGAAGGCCGGCAAGATCACCCCGGCCACCGCCGAATACCACCGTGCTGCCTGTTCCGAACAGGCCGGGCTCGACCGTCTCCGTGAGTTCGTAAAAGCAGCACCAATCATCGCCGATCAGTCCAGCTTGGACGGCCGCAAGCCAGATGGCACATCCACCGCGCTGAATGCCGAAGAAAAGCAGGTCGCCAAAATGTTGGGACTGACCGAAGAAGACTTCCTCAAAGGCCGCGTAAGCGAATAAAGGACGCAATCACATGATTATTACCCCACAAGCGCTGGCCGCATTCTTCACCGCCTTCCGTAGCGAGTACCAGCGTGCTTTCACTGATACTCCTACCGACTGGCAAAAAATCGCCACTGAAGTACCGTCGACCGGCTCCAGTAACACCTACGGCTGGCTGGGACAGTTCCCAGCATTCCGTGAGTGGATCGGTGAGCGCGTACTGCGTGACATGGCCACCCACGCTTACACCATCATCAATAAGAAGTTCGAGTCTTCGGTCAGCGTCCCCCGCGATGCGATGGAGGACGACGAAGCCGGCGTGTACGGGGCGCTGTTCCAGGAAATGGGTCGTGCCGCCAAGGCTCACCCGGATGAGCTGGTTTTCGCCATGCTGAAAGCGGGCCTGACCACTGCCTGCTACGACGGACAGAACTTCTTCGACACCGACCACCCACTTTATCCGAACAGCGATGGCACCGGCACAGCGGTTTCCGTCAGCAACTACCAGGATGGCACCGGTCCTGCCTGGTATCTGCTCGATGTCAGCCGTGCCATCAAGCCGATCATCTTCCAGAAGCGCCGCAATTACGACCTCAAGGCCATGACCAAGGTCGATGATGAGGCGGTGTTCATGGAGGACGTCTACCGCTACGGCGTCGACGCTCGCGTCAACGCTGGCTTTGGCCTCTGGCAGTTCGCTTACTGCTCCAAGGCGCCGTTCAATGCCGAGAACTACGCCGCTGCGCGTGCTGCCATGAAAGCGTTCAAGGCCGATGGCGGCCGTCCGCTGGGCGTGAACCCAGGCCTCCTGGTGGTGCCATCCAGCCTGGAAGGGCCAGCGCGTAAGTTGGTGGTCAAAGACGCCGAGGGCGGCAACGAATGGGCTGGCAGCGCTGAAGTGCTGTCCCCGAGCTGGCTGGGGTAACGGTTATGGGAACAGTGATCAAAGCCAAGCGTGACGGTTACCGCCGTGCCGGGCTCGTCCACAAGGTGGCGGGCACGTTCTATCAGGACGGTGATCTGTCGGAGCAGCAACTGGCCGTACTGCGCGCCGATCCTCATCTGTTGGTGGTCGAGGCTGTGCTGGAGGACGTCCTGCAAGCCGACCACGACAACACCGAGCTGTTGCAGGAAATGGGCACCACCATCGCAGCCCTGGAGCACGAGCTGGAGCAGACCCGCGCTGACCTGGTGTCGACCTCTGCCGACCTGTCGGCGGCGCTCGCCATTCAGCAGGCAGCGCCCGCCCTTGTCGTCGAAGAGGCCAAGCTCCTGGTTCAAGAAGATCCGACCAAGGAAGGTGTTATCTGCATCCTGGCTGACAACCTGGCCACTCTCATCGCCGCACACCTTCAACCACAGAACAAGACGCCGGAGGCGCAGGTAGATGGTATCCAATCGACTCTCGGCACTTCCGTCGAGCCGCCGAGCGCGGCGCCGGTTGAGGCAGTGGTTGCGGCAACTGGTGATCAGTCAGCCGGCGTGAACCCCGAGAAGGCGCCAGGCAAGCGCGGTAAGGCAGCTCAGAAGGACGCTGACTAATGAACCTCTCGCTGCCGAGCGCCACGGCGCTGATCACCCGCTTTGGCTCCAAGGAAATGGCGGACCTCTCGGTCCCCAAGACCAGCCGACCCATTGACGGGCTGCTGCTGGAAGCGGCGGCCAAGGGTGAGCCGCTGGATGACTGGGATGCCGAGGATGTGGCATCGGCCGTCGCCGCGCTGGCAAGGATTGCCGACGCCGCTACACGCGCACGCAGCGAGGTTCAGTTCTATCTGCGCTATCGCCAGTCGGGGCAGGACGCCCCGGGGTGGGTGGCCGATGACCTGCCCGAGTTGACCCGCTTCCACCTGTACGGCGAGGCGGCCAACGCTGAGTCGGCAGTACGGCTGCGCTATCGCGACATCATCAAGCGGCTGGAAAGCCTGGCCGCCGAGGATGAAAAGCGCGGTGCAGCCGAGTCCGGGCAGTCCGGTTTGCAGATCAGCCATCAGCCGCGGATGTTCAGCCGCACCACCATGCGGAGGCTCTGATGCTCGGCGAACTGGAGGATGCCGTTCAACGTCGCCTGGCCGAGCTGAATCAGCGGCTGCCCAGGCTGCGCGTGGACAGCTACGGCGGGGAACTCAGCGACGATGACTTGCTGGTGGACCTGCTGAAACTCACCCCTAGCGTACTGATCACCACGCCCAAAGTGGTGTTCAAGCCCAAGGGCAACCGCCGCTATCTCGCCTCGGTGGTGTTCCGCCTGGTCATCGCCAGTGCCTCTGTACGTGGCGAGCGGGAGACGCGGCGAGGCTCCGTGCCCAGCGATCCGGGCAGCTACTGGCTCTGGGAGAGCTGCATGCGTCTGCTGACCAACTGGCAGCACAAACCGGACGGCGCCCAGGTGAAGCCGACAGAGTTCGCCAACCTGATCAACGGCAAGTTCCAAAGCAGCCACCTCTCGGTGCTGGGGCAGTCGTTCGCTGTTGATCTGGACTGGGAAGTCCCCGAAGGCGAGCTGCCTTGGCTGGAGGGCGTTGATCTGGCTTACCACGTTCCGGCAGGCAACCCGAACGCCACCGTTACTGACTCAATTGATGTGGGGGATTCGTAATGCTCGTAATCGCCAAGCAACACCCTGTCCCGGTCATGCCGGGCACTGCCAAGGATGGCAAGCAATTCATTGACCCCGCCCCGGCCAAGCCAGTGCGTGTGGATGAAAACGCCTACTACCTGCGCCGCATTGCTGCTGGCGAGCTGGAGCGGGTGGAAGACAAGGCCAGTGCCAAAGCGCCCGCTAAAAAAACCGAGGCCACAGAATGACCATCTCCTTTGATACCATCCCGGCGAGCATCCGCAAGCCAGGCGTTTACATGGAGTTCAATACCAGCCTGGCTGTGCGAACTCTGCCAACCAATGCCCAGCATATCTGCTTGGTTGTGCCGCTTGAGGCAGGGGCAACCGCCGCTGAAAACGAGCCGGCGCAGGTCTACAGTGCCGACGAAGCCAAGGCGGCTTTCGGGGCCGTGGCGGGCGAAATGGTTGCGGCGGCTATCGCTGCATACCGCTATGCCGCGATTTCCTGCGTCGGTGTGACAGTCATTGACCAGGCTGAACCGGATATTTCGGCCGCGCTCGCGTCCACTGCCCAGGGCGGCTACACCATCCTGGTTCCAGCCTGGTTTAGCGAAACCGCGATGACCGCTATCAGAACGCACATCGCCACCTGGACCAGCTCCATCGAGCAGCAATCCATCATCGGTGTTGCTGCGGTCATCACTACGTTGTCGGCGGCCACCGCGCTGGCCAGCGCGCTCAACTCGGGTGCAATCACGGTCGCGCTGCTGTCGGGCACCACCTCTTCCGCCCGCCAGGTGGCGGCGGCCTACGCTGCCATCATCGCATCGGAGGAAGATCCGGCCCGTCCGCTGAACACCCTGGTGTTGACCGGTATCGCTATCCCGCCAATCGCCAGTCGCTTGGGCCGGACGGAGCAGGAAACCTGTCTGGCCAACGGTATCACCCCGCTGGAGGTAGGCGCCGGGAATGTCGTCCAGATCGTGCGGGCCATCACCACCTACACCAAGAGCGCTGCCGGTGCGACTGATGTGTCGATGCTCGATCTGACCACCATCCGCACCCTGTATTACGTGCGCCAAGCGTGCCGTGACCGCATCCGCCTGCGCTTCCCGCGCTCCAAGCTGAGCAGCAAGACCGCTGAAGCAGTGCGCGGTGAGCTGCTGGACGTGCTTAAGAAGTGCGAAGAGCTGGAGATTGTGGAGAACGTCGATGACAACGCGCCCACATTGGTCGTCGAGCGCTCTGCTCAGGACGTAAACCGCCTCAACGGCGCCATTCCCGCCGATGTCGTCAATGGCCTGCATGTGTTTGCTGGCCGCATCGATCTGCTGCTGTAAGGAGCAAACCCCATGTCCGACAAATTCGTTGGGATGATCGTTCTCGAAATCAACGGGACCGATTACGAGGTCACCAGCTTTGAGCCGTCCCTCAAGACTGGTCGCAAGGTGGTCAAGACCATGAACCGCTCCGGGCGTGCCACGGGCACCGCCAAGGGCATTGAAGAGTACGAGCTGAAAGTCTCGGTGGCCATTCCGAAGACAGGCGAACCCGACTGGCGTGCCTTGATGGATGCCAAGTTGACCGTCTACCCACAGGACGGCGGCGGCAAGCGTGAGACCTGGACGGGTTGCAGCCTGATCGAGACTGGCAGCAAGTACCAGGTCGAAGGCGAAGCCACCCGCGACCTCACCATTGCCGCCCTGAACTACTACACGGAGTAAGCCATGACTGACCAAGACAAGCGCTGGGACGGCCTGACCATCAAAGGTGAGCTGCCGGTTGGCGTTTACTTCGCAGGTGTTCGCCATAAGGCGTTCACCCTGCGTGCGGGTGTAACCGGCGACTTGATTGCCGCCCAAGAGCTGCACCCCGACGGCCCGTTGCAGTTGATCACGCTGGAGGTTTACCGCCGCCAGCTGCTGTCGCTGGGTGACATCGAGGCTCAGCACTTGACTACCGACCTGTTGCGTGACGGGCTGTTGGAGATGGACCTGGCTACCATTGCGGATGCGGACCTTTCCCTGGAAAAAAAGCTGAAGCCGCAGAGCGCGGCCAGCAAGCCTGGCGGCGAATCGAGCACCACCTTGTCCGACACGGCTACCGGCTAGACGAAATCAACAACATGACCCGGCGCGAGGTCGAGGCGAGGCTAGACCTCCTGGCCGGCAAGACCAAGGGCACCCGGTACGTCAGCCGGCGCCTCGGCAAGCCCAAGCAATGACGAACAAAGGCTCGGTAACGGGCCTTTCTTCTACCTGAAAGGTTCCTCGGAGTACTCCCCATGTCAGATTTGCGCGTAGCGTTGCGCATCCAAGCCCATGCCGGGGACAGCCGGCGCGAAATCGGGCAACTGAACCGCGACCTGCACAACGCTGGCAAGCAAGGCGCCAAGTCGCTGGCCGACGAGAGCTGGAAGGTTTCGACGGCGATCACTCGCATTGGCACCACTGGTGCGGCCAGTTACAAGGTGGTCCGCGAAGCGGTGCGCGATACGGCCAAGGAAAGCCGAACCCTGGCCGCTGAGAGCAACAAGGCCTCAGGCGAAATGCGCAAGGTCGGAGCCACGGGTGCGGCCAGCTATCGCGTGGTGCGTGAGTCCATGCGCGACACCGCCAAGGCTGGGGGCGCTGCGCAGCTCGTGCTGACCAAGACCTCGGCTGAGTTTAAGCAGATGTCGGAAGCCGCTCGAAAGGCGGCACGAGACGCCAAAGCGGGGCTCAACAGCACCGAGCGTCAAGGCGTCGAGCCGCTGAGGCAGAGCGTAGAAAAGACCGAACAATCATTCCGGCGTATGGCCCAAAACGGCGGCCGCAACCTGCGTGGGCTGAAGGCCATCGCTGCCGGGGTGGGTCAAGAGTTCGACCGCATCAAACGCTTCGGCAGCAGCGCCCAAGGCCAGTTGGCCGGGCTTGGTGTCGGGGTCGGCGTGGCGTCCGGCCTCAAGTCGAGCGCGGTACTGGACCGGCAGTTGATTCGCACCCAGCAAACGGCCGGGTTGAGCATTGGTGAGCGGCAAGAGTGGCGCGGTGAGCAATGGCGGCTCGCTCAGAAGTACGGCGTGGAGCGTGAGCAGGTACAGACCGGCTTTGACACGCTGATCGCCAGCGGCCTGTCGTATGACAAGGCCAAGCCAAGTGCGGACGCGATTGCCCAGGCCAGTGCCGTGACCGGCGCGGACAGTGGCGTCCTGGCCAGGGCGTTGGTTACCGGCTCCAGTGCGTTCGACATTGACCTATCGAAGCCGAATGCCGCACTCGACATCCTGGAAAAGATGACGGTGGCTGGCCGCCTCGGCAACGCCGAGTTGGAGAACCTTTCGAGCATCTTCCCGAAGATCGGCCAGGACGCCAAGTCGGCCGGCATGAGCATGTCGCAGGCGCTGTCCTTCGTCGAAACGCTGTCCCTCATCGAGCTGGAACCAGACCGGCTTGGCACCCTGGCGCAATCGACCTTGCGCGCATTCAACAACGGCAACTACCGCAAGGAAGTGACCAAGGCTACGGGCGTCGAGTTCTTCAACAAAGATAAAAGCATGCGCGATACCCAGGACATCTTCATGGACCTGCGGCGCAAATTCAAAGCGTTGAAAAGTGACAAGGACCGCGCCCGTTTCATGGATGTGGCCTTTGGCAAGATGGACCAGGACACGCAGAAAGGCATCAAGGCTTTCTTGACCGGCGACAGGTTGGAGAACTTTGCGAAAAGTACCAGCGAAATCAAGGATGCCAAGCCCGTTTTCCAGAAAGACCTTGCTGATAACGTCGACAGCGCCACGGGCACAGCAGGCCGGCTAAAGGCGACTCTCGGTGCAGCGATTGACCGCATGTCGACGCCCTTGAACAAGGGGCTCGCGGACATGGGCAACTACCTGCTCAACGACCTGAACCTGTCTGGGGAGCAGATGCTGGGCGCCGGGCTGGCTGCGGGCGTTGGTGCGTACGCCACCGGGCGCGGGCTAAAAGCCGGTGGCAATGCCTTGCTCAACAAGTTCATCGGCGGGCCTGAGACCCTGAAAAACATCGCCGTGGGTAAGGTGCTCGAAGAGGCGGCAGGCGTCACCTCGGTGTTTGTCACCAACTGGCCGGTCGGTGGGATCGGTGGCGTATCTGGGCCTGACATTTCACTGGGTAACAAGACAGGCGGTGCCAAAGTGCCGCCGAGCGTTCCCGGTGATTTTTCCGCGCTGGCCGCACGTGGCGCGGGCGTGGCGCAGGTGGCGGGTGTTTCCACGGTCGGTGTGCTCACCAGCGGCTCTACCGAGAACACCGACGAGGGCCGACTTCGAGCTGCTGAAAGCTCCAAGCTGCTCAGCGCTGATCAGCGCACTTACTACAGCGCGTTCTACCGCAACCGCATGAGCCTGGCTGAAGCGAACCCGGAAGCCGCTGATAGCTGGGTTTCCTCGGAATCGCGGAAGCTGACGCAGCAGCAGACGGGGCTCACCGCCGCAGGCATCAGCATCGGTAAGGGTGAATCATGGGCCAGGCGCATTGCTCTGGCGGGGCTTACTCAGCCCGCTGAAGGGCTGGCCCTGCTCCAAGGCACCCAGCCCGGTAGCAACACCGTCGGCGTCATGGCGGCTCAACCAGGACGGTCGCAAAGCTCCACATCGGTATGGGCTGCGGCTGCCAGCCGGTTGGCAGCACCTGAGGGTTCTCCCGCTATGGCGGGCTGGGCTGAGCAGGCCTTGCAACGCCTCGGGCCATCCAGTGCCATCTTGCCGTCAGGCATGGGCGGCCAGGTCCAAGGTGCTGGAGGGCAAGACGCGGCATTGCTACGTGAGCTGTCGGAGGTGCTGCGTCAGCAGATCAGCCAGATGCAGAGCCTGGTGGGGGTGCCCCTGGTTGTCGAGGTTAGAAGCGATAGCAGCAGCATTTACGCCGATGTGGAGCGTCGCATCGGCATTCAGTCGAGGCGTGGATAATGAGCTGGAGTGAAACCCTACTAGATGCCTCGTATCGGGGCGTGCCGCTGGGCGTCATGGCGGAGAGCATGGAGGGTGAGCGCGAGCTTGCTCAACACGGTGTTCCCTACCGCGACGGTGACGATGTAGAGGACCTGGGGCGCAAGGCGCGCCCGTTCTCTTTCACCGTCGTGGTGTTTGGCACCAACTACGAAATCGAGTTGCAGAAACTGTTGGCAGCACTCGACACACCAGGGCCTGGAGAGCTGATCCACCCGATCTACGGGCGCCTGGATGTTCTAGCTCGCCGCTGGAAGGTGGATCACACCGCCGAACGTCCAGACTACGCGCAGGTAGAAATCCAGTTCCTGGAGCGCACGCCCTACGAGCCGTTCTTTGCCCGGCAATTCGAGTTCGTGGACGAAGGCGTGCTTACCGCACAGGACGCACGGCGCTGGCAGAACGGGTTATTGGATCTGCTCGGCCAAGTAGACGCCCTGGTCGCTGCCGTACAACAGTTGATCGGTGGCGGCTGGGTTGGGCTGCTGGAGAACTTGCTGGGGCTGCCAGGTATCGGCTTGAGGCTCCTGCAACTGCGAAGCCAGATACTGGGTATCGTCTCGGGCCTGGCCAGCTTGCTGGGCAAGAACGCAGGGGCGCAGTTTGATCCGCTACTAGACCTGCGGCGTACGCCAACCGAGATCCGTGCGGCGATCTCTGCGCAGATTGATCCGTCACCTACTGATGGTGTCAGCAACAGTGCCTTTGCCATCGGCACAACCTCGCTCGACTCGGACACCTCAAGTTCGGGCAGCGTCATCGAGCAGACCGAGGCAGCGCTGAACTTGATCAATCAGCGGCTAGTTGCTCAGGACAACCTGTTGCTGGAGATGCCCGGCGCTGAGGCCATTGAGGCGGCTCCTGCGCGAGTTGGGACCGCCATTGTGGCAGCAGCCAGGCTGGGACTGTCTCCGGCCGACGATGTGACGTCGGCCATACCGCTGGGCGGCCTGATCCTGGGCGGTGACTCCATGTTGTCGCCTACCAGTGCCGTGGCTTGGAACCTGGTGCTCCTGGTCATCACCGAGGCGGCGCTTAGCCAGGCGTCGGCGGTTATCGCTCTGCTAGATGGCGAACGCCAGGTGCCCACCCTGACCCCGGAGCAACTTGAAGCCGTGGTGGCCAGCTCTCGCGGCCTCACGCAGGCCGCGATCTTGCTGCACCGACGTTTGCTTGGTGTGGAGGACGCACTGCGAGTCGTCGAGCCGCTACGGGCCATCGCCGGCATCGTCCAGGCAGCAGCCCGTCAGGTACTACAACTGCGCCCGCCGCTGCTGCGTCGGACGGTGGCCAGCGAAACCAATCTGAGGCTCTTGGCGCATCAATGGTACGGCGATCATTCCAGGGCCTTGGAGATCCTGCGCTTGAACCCGGCACTGCGCAGCCCGCATGCCATCGCCGCTGGGGAGGTGCTGCGTGCCTATGCCCGTTGAGTCCCTTGAGCAGATCCGCTTGGCTATCGGTAGCCATGCTCATGAGCTGTGGGATGGCTGGTCGGTAGAGAGCGACCTGCTGACGCCCGCCGATGCGTTTGAGCTTGAGCTGTACACCCGCGATCCTGGCCCAATACCCAGTCAGCTTCAGGAGGGTGCGCCATGCACCTTAAGTCTTGGCAATGACCGTGTGCTGAGCGGTGTTGTAGACGAGATCGAGCTGGATGTCTCGCGGCAGAACCGCACGATCCGCATCACCGGGCGCGACAATGCGGCGGTGCTCGTCGACTGCTCAACGCCGTTTGTATCGATGCGCGAAGTCGGCCTGGCCGACATCATCAAGGAAGTCGTCAAGCCGCTGGGTATCGCGCAAGTTGAGATCCGTGCGGCATCGAGCAAGACCCGTAAGCGGGTACAGATCGAGCCAGGTCAAAGCGCATGGGAAGTGTTGCTCCAGGTCGCTGAGGCTAACGGCCTCTGGCCGTGGTTCGAGCCGGACGGGCGTCTGGTGGTCGGCGGGCCTGACTACTCGTCGGCGCCGGTTGCAACGTTGATCATGCGAAATGATGGTCAGGGCAACAATGTCGAGCGGCTTTCGGTGCGTCGGTCCATGCCTGGCCGGTACAGCCAGGTCACGGTGTTAGGGCAGCATGGCCAGTACGACAACGACGGGTATGACACCAGCCGGGCCAAGCTGAAAACGGTGGTGAGTGATGATGTGCTGGCACGTCGTGGGATCTTCCGGCCCAAGGTGGTGATCGACAGCGCTTGTGAGAACCAGGACATGAGCCAGGCGCGGGCGCGAAAGCTGCTCGCGGACAGCCGCCTGGAGGGCCTAGAGATCAGGGCCGTGGTGATGGGACATCGTGCAGGCAATGGCGCAGTGTGGACCCCAGGGCAGCGTGTGAACATCGTCAGCGAGCCCCACGGGTTGAACGCGACCTACTTCCTCATGGCCAGAACCCTGCGGCTCAAGCGCAGTGGGGGCGCCATTACCGAGCTGAGACTGCGAGAGGACAAAACCTGGGTGCTCGATGGGAATCCGACCAAGAAGGGCAAAAAGCGTAAGTCCAACGCAGACGCGGCCTTTATTCAGGAGCTGCACAAGTTATGAGCCTCGTTAAGACAATCCGCAACCAGGCGCGACAAGTGCAGCAGAACGTCCGCCAGGCGTTTCGGGCGGTGGCGGCGCGCAATAACCATTCGGGCGCGCAGATCGGTGTGGAAATGGAGGGGCTTGCCGGGGAGTCCGTCAGTGGTGAGCTGGTGCAGCACTACGGCTTTGTTTCTGGCCCGCTGCCCGGTGCCGAATACATAGTGATTCCCGTAGGGGGTAACTCCAAGCACTCGGTAGTTGTGGCGACTGCTGACGGCCGCTACCGGCTGCAAGTTGTTGACGGAGAAGTCGCGCTCTACACCGATGAAGGGGACTATATCCACCTGAAGCGCGGTAAGTTGATCGAGGTGAAGACAGACACATTGATCGTTAATGCGTCAAAAAAGGTGGTGTTCGACACACCCCTGGTCGAAGGGACAGGCCAGATCAAGGACGCGGTGAGGACTATGCAGGAAGACCGCGAACACTATAACCAGCACGTCCACGGCAGCAGCCCGAAGCCTTCGCCACTGCAATAGTGTGAGTGAAGGTTTACACCGACTGGAAAGACTCTTTCCGGTCGATGTAAGGAAAACTGCCTGCTATGGACGCAGGCATAAACCCAACCAATGGCGACGCAACCGGCAAGCGGATTAACACGCTTGCCAATGCCGTCTATCTCCGACTGATGACCCCGCTGGGCAGCTATTGGGCTGACCCTGAGTTGGGATCGCTGCTCTACACCCTGCGTCGTGAAAAGGATAAGTCCCGTGTCGGGCGCCTGGCCGCGCAATACGCTGAGAGCGCACTCAAGCCAATTTTGAGTGATGGTCGAGCAACTTCCATAACTGTCAGTGTCGAGCAGTCTCACAACGGCTGGTTGCTTCTGGGCGTGGATGTTGTTCAGGCGGATGGCCAGGCCCAGACGTTTACTTACAATGTCAGGGTGATCTGATGCCATTCCAGCCGCCAAGTTACGACAGCATTCGTGATGCGATCTTGCGCGATATCCGCAGTTTGTTACCCGATGCCGATGTTGGCAGTGACTCCGATAACTTTGTGCGCAGTGCCGCTGTGGCTGCCTCTATCGAGGGCCTGTATCAGCATCAATCCTGGCTTTACCGGCAAATTTTCCCCGACACTGCCGATGAAGCCGAGTTATTGCATCACGCGGGCAACCGAAATATCCGACAGCGGGCTGCGGTAGCAGCTACCGGCTCGGCCCAGGTCACCGGTACTCCTGGCGTAACACTTAATAGCGGCAGTGTTTTAAAACACGTTGCCAGTGGTGCGCTGATAAATACAAGCGAGGCAGTTACCATTGCTGCCTCAGGCACATCGCAAGTGCCTGTTATCGCGCAGTCAGTCGGCGCCAGCATGAATGATGTATCTGGGGCAGCAATTCTCACCAGTCCACCGCTGGGCATAGACTCCCAAGTTTTAATAAGTGCCCCTCTTGCGGGTGGCAGCGATATAGAGTCGCCTGCTTCCGTCCTGGTTCGCTTGCTGGAGCTTTTACGCAACCCACCCGCTGGCGGCGCAGCATATGACTACAAACGCTGGGCGCTTGAAGTTGATGGCGTCGCATCTGCGATTGTTCTGCCTAAACGCCGTGGGCCTAATACAGTTGACGTGGTGATAACCGGGCAAGACGGAGCGCCTTCGGATCAAGTTATTGCCGCTTGTGCCGCGCATATTGATGCAGTGCGCCCAGTTACCGCAGAAGTATTTGTTTATGCGCCACTGATCAAGACAGTAACAGCGACAGCTAAGGTTGAGTTGGCGGACGGCTATACGCTTACTGATGTTCAGGCACAGGCTCAGGCCGCTTACAATGAAGAACTTGGCGTATTGATCCCGGATGCGTCACTTAAACGGAACCGCATCGGAACAATCCTTGGCAACCTACCTGGTGTCGTTGATTATCTCGTCGTAACGCCATCCGCCAATGTTTCAGCATCGGACGTTGCAGATGCAGTGGGATGGATACGACCGGGCACTATTACATTGGAAATGCTGGCATGAGCAGTCTTGTCGCTAGGCTGCGTCTATTGCTTCCGCCTGATGCGTATAACGGTTCCGCTCCCGTAATTTCGAAACTTCTGACGGCAGATGCCAACGCACTGGAAAGCGCACAACTAAGCGGAGAGTTACTTTACGACCGCATATGGCCTGAATCGGGCGCGGCTCTCGATGAGTGGGAGCGCGTATTAGGCCTGCCCGATCATTGTGTAGCTGACGAGAGTCTTACGGTAGGTCAAAGAATCAACGCAGTCATGGCGAAGCTGCAAGGCCTTGGGGGCCAGTCCCGAGCGTTCTTTATTCAACTGGCTGCAAGTCTCGGGTACAGCATCACGATTACCGAATTCAGGCCCGCTCGCGCCGGTATCGCTGTTGCAGGTGATGCCATCAATGGCGATGGCTGGACGTCCGCGTGGATGGTTAATGCAGAGGCTGTGAACGTATTTTTTGCGCGGGCGGGAAGTGGAGCTGCTGGGGAGCCCTTATCTGTATGGGGAAACAAGTCTCTTGAGTGCCGGCTAGCAACAATGGCCCCCGCTCATACCACATTGATCTTTGGTTATGGGAATTAGTAATGCAGACAATTGGACATAGCACCGACTCGGCCACGCCGAGTGGCGAGTTTACTGAAGGTAGCGCCGCTGGTGGTGTTCCGGCAACCCGGCTTAAGGCTGAGTGGCTAAACACCATCCAGCGCGAATTACTGGCCATTTTGGCGCATGCTGGTATTTCCGTGAATACGGATGCAGATAACCAAGTGCTCCAGAGCATTCTAAAGCTGGTCGGTGATGGAGCGAGCGGAAAGGCGGATAAAGCCACCACTCTGGCTGGATATGGCATCACTGACGCCTTTACTCAAACTCAGGTGAATAGTCTGCTTGCAGGTAAAGCAGCTAAAGCCACCACGCTCGGCGGTTATGGTATTGCTGACGCCTACACGCAAGCCCAGGTGAATTCATTGCTTGCGGCTAAAGCAGACAAGGCTACTACTCTGTCTGGCTACGGCATTTCTGATGCCTATACCCAGGCCCAGGTAAACACTCTGTTAGCGGCTAAAGCACCGCTGGCTAGCCCTGCACTCACAGGCATCCCAACTGCACCGACAGCGGCTGCTGGCACTAATACTTGGCAAGTGGCAAACACTGCATTTGTGCAAAACGCTCTTGCCGCCCTGGTCGACTCGTCGCCAGCTGCTCTGGACACTCTCAAAGAACTCGCAGCAGCGATTGGCAATGACCCTAACTTTGCTACCACCATGTTGAATGCGCTGGCTGATAAAGCCAGCAAAGCTTCAACCTTGGCCGGCTACGGCATTACAGACGGTTTCCGTGCCGACTGGTCCGCGAGCGATTACAACGCGCTGAGCCTGTCCGGTATGTATCAGCTTGGTAGCGGATCGACGGCGAACCGGCCGGCCGGCTGGTCCGGCTCTCAGGCCCTACACCTGGACTACGGCAGCTATGCCGGCACCCTGGCGCTCAGCCTCAGCGACGATGAAATCGCCTTCCGGCGAAGGTCGCCGGGAGGGTACAGCGCCTGGAAGTCCCTGGCATTCAGGTCGTCCACCTTGAGTGGTTACGGCATTGCCGACGCCTACACCAAGGTAGAGACGCTTAATGCCATTGGCTCGGGCCTGGCTGATTATGGGATCGGCGCTCAGAAGATTTCGGCCGAAGTTAACCTGAACAACTACTACATCCCCGGCAAGTACATCACCCCGCAAGCGGGGTTGCTCAATTTGCCAGACGGCTGGGCGCAAGGTCGTCATACCGTAGACGTGACTGGTGGTGTGGCCTATTGCGTGCAGACCATTGCCGGCGCAGGCGTCAACAGAGGGCGCCTGGCGATTCGTGTGTACGACGGGACCAACTGGGTCACGCAAGAACTTTCGCCCTTGGGCGTTGGCCAGACTTGGCAGGATTTCACCGGCAGCCGCACGTGGGCGACCACTTACACCAACACGACTGGCCGCCCCATTCAGATCTCAATCGCCACCCGCGATCCAGTGGCCGGAAACTTGGGATCGAACCTGTATGTAAGTGGTGTGAAGGTAGCAAACTTTTATTTGTCGGGTAGTAGCCAGGCGACAGTCACCGCGATTGTTCCGCCTGGAGCGACTTATCAACTTACCCGCGACGACACTAACGATACGATTCTTTTGTGGGTTGAACTGCGATGAAATATTACCGCCACGCTGTAACGGGTGAGGTCTATGCGTTTGCTGCGGATGGATCGGATGATGCCTTTATCAGCGAAGACCTGGTGCTCATGACCGAAGTGGAGGTGGCTGCGCACCTCAACCCGCCTGCCGTTGGCCTGACGCTTGAGCAAGTCGAAGCGGCTGAGCGTGAGTGGCGGGATGGCGCGGTCACTGCGGTGCTGTGGTTGCGCGAGCGTCACCGAGACGAGCAGGACTTGCTCCGTACTACGACGTTGACGCAGAGGCAGTTTGCCGAGCTGCTGACTTACCTTCAGGCGCTGCGCGATTGGCCCCAGTCCGAAGCATTTCCAGCGGCTGAAAGCCGGCCGGCATCCCCAAGCTGGGTTGCAGAACAGGTCCGCTGACGAGGCAGGCGCCGAAGTGGACGGGCCTAGTGCCAAACAGAGCGCTTGTCCGTGGGGCAAGCGCGGTGCCAAACAGACTGCGCGGCGGTGCCAAATCCGGTGCGCGCCTACACGGGATCAGGAAGCGCGCCGGTAAAATCTTTTTACCGGATAACTGAAAATTCATTTGACTGGCAAATGATAACGATTATTATTGCACTCAGCTGATCGCAAGATCTGCTGGATAACCCGGAGCTTAGGTCGCTCCAGATTATCTCCTCATCAGGCTAATCACGGTTTTGACCCGGCTTTTGTCGGGTCATTTTTTTTGGCTCTTCAGGCTAATGAAGATCGTTGATGGCGCGCATGATAGCAAAAGTGTTTCAGAGCGTGAACGCTCATTACAAATCTTTGCGGAATCAGCACTTGAGAATCAATCTCGTTTTGACTAGGCTGATTCTGCATCAAGGACGATGCCCCCACCCTACCCCGAGCAAGGAGCTGTCCATGAGCCGTCTGCTGCTGCCCCTCGAGCACCCTACGCCCTCCAGCGACCATGCTGCCGAACATGAGCTGCTGTTCGCACTCAAGCGCCTGCCCCGGCGCGTGCAGCAAGTGTTCCTGCTCAACCGCCTCGATCAACTGGACTTCGCCAGTATCGCCACCCGCCTCGACCTTCCGCTGCTCAGCATCGAACGCCACATGAACCAGGCGCTGCAAGTGCTGCAACCACGCGGGGATGCGTTGGCCAGTGTGGCCGGGCAATGGTATGTACGCCTGCAGAGCCCGGACGTGACGTCGTGCGAGCGTATCGACTTTCGCCGCTGGCTGGATGCAGCACCTGCGCATCTGCAGGCGTTTCATGATACCGAGCTGCGCTGGCGCAGCCTGCTCGCCCCGGCCCGGGAGCTGGGGCAGGATGGCTGGTATCGGCAAGGGCGTGCGGCGATTTCGGTGGGTGGGTGTTCGGTGGCGGTTGGTTTGGGCTTGGCTGCGCTACTGTTGTTTGGGTATTGGGCCTGAGTCACAAACCCGCTGGCGCCGCTCCAAACCTTTCAGATAGATAAGCAAGCACCAGCCCGCAAGGCTGCAGGCGACAAAGCCCAGTGCCAGGCTCATCGGCAAGCTACTCCTCATGGATGCCACCAGCATGCTGGCGCCCCCACCGAATGCAAACAGCATCGTATTGTTGAGCGACGCCGCAGCACCAGCACGCTCCGGGTGCAACCCCAGCGCATGACTCGTTGCAGCTGGCCGCACAATGGTTGTACCGATGGTACAGAGCACCAATGGAAGCATAAGGCTGAAAACCCCAAGCTCATGCAGGGTGACAACCAGGCAAAGAGCTAGCCCAGCCAGACCGATGAGTGCAAATCCCCACCCCACCTGCGCATGCATCGCGATGCGGCAATTCAGCCAACTGGCAATGAAGCCGCCGATCAGGTAAGCCAGCCCATATCCGATAAAGACCATGGAAAAGGCGAACTCCGTCAGGCCAAGTTGCTCGATGAGCAACAATGGGGAAACGACCACAAATGAAAAATGGCAAGCGAACGCCAAGCATGAAAATAGCGAACCGACGAGAAAAGCGCGGTCCTTGAGTAAAACCTGATAACTATCTAAAACGCCTGCACTGCCAGATGATGTCGGCTTCTCTTGCAGTAACTTCAACACAAGCGCCAGCACAACAATGGCCAGCACTACAAAGACCTGAAAGCTGCCTGCCCACCCCAGATACTGCTGGAGGACGCTGCCTGCAATCGGTGACAACGAAATAAACAAGCCACTTGCACTGGTCATCAGGATTCGCATCGCATTGCGTTCATGGCCACTGAACTTGTCCTGCACCAGCGCCTGGCCAAGTACGAAGCACCCGCAGCCCACCGCCTGTAGAAAACGAAAGGCCATGAAGCCTTCGTAACTGGTTGCGAAGATGCACCCCACGGCCCCTGTAATGGAAACCAACATACCAGCGATCAGCAGTCGTTTTCGCCCCATT